GAGCTTTTCGATCTTGCGCCGGATGATTTCCGCGGCAGACAAAAGAAGCCAAAAATTCCAAAGGAGTACAAGGAACGCCGGGATGCAATCAGCAAAACCAAAACGAAAGAACTTATTTCTGAATTGCGGAACCGTGGCTTGAAAGTTTCCGCGTGCTAATAATCAAAAAAGAAAGGGGGCATCCGAAAAAATGTTACACATTGATTTAGGAGAGTTGGCCGGCGGCACACTGCAGGAAAAGTTTGACCGGGAGCTTACGCGGGTTATTGAGAATATGCAGGATCCGAACACGCCGTTCGGAGAAAAGCGAAATATCCAGATTAACATATCTTTCCATCAAACGGAACTTCGGGATGATGCGAAAGTTGAAATTTCCGTGAAGTCAAAACTGGCAAGCGTTATTTCTGCAAAGACGAATTTTGCAATGGGTAAAGACCTGAAAAGCGGTGAAGTGCTTGTCCGTGAGTATGGGAAAGGGATTCCCGGCCAGATGTCATTTTCTGATGTGATAGAGCCGGAAGAAAAGACGGCGGAACGTCCGAAAATTGCATCCATGCCGCGGCAGTTAAAAGCAGGCACACAATAAAAAATAGAGAGGATAAGGAAAAATGATCAAAGAAGCATTGCAGTACATCATAGGGCTTTCACAGCCACGGACAGAAGAAATTTATGGGGAAACTTATTATTTCCATAATGGGATCCCCATGCTGGTTGACGGTTGCCGCCGTTGTGAACCGTTGGAAATTTCCACATTGACTTCCCTTGTGGACTACATAAAGGAGCGCATGGCCTACGATTTTAACGGAACCGGAGATTTGCCGCAGATGATCGTTCATGTGGAATCAGAAACGGAAGTCCGGCTTGTTACCGCCTTTAATGATGATATGGCCAGATGGGAGCTTGCAAAGGTCAAAGCAAGGGTTCCGGCTATCACATTGAATAGATTTCTTGACCAGGAATCTTTCATCATTCAGATGCAGTCCATGTTCCAAAATACGGAAGATAAAGTGATCGTCATGCAGGTGGCCGGAAATGTTGAGGATAAAACCGTTGCAAATTACGGGGATGATGGCGTAACGCAGAAAGCCACGATTAAAAGCGGACTTGCGGCCGTGGAAGATATTATCGTCCCGAATCCGGTCAAATTGCAGCCTTTCCGGACTTTCCATGAGGTAGAGCAGCCGGAAATTGAATTTGTATTCCGTATGAAAAATGGGTCGTCCGGTGTTTCTTGTGCGTTGTTTGAAGCGGATGGTGGCGCGTGGAAATTCCGGGCCGTGCATAGTATAGCGGATTATCTGAAGAAAGAGCTGGAAGGCGTGGGGAATATCGCCGTACTGTCATAAATGAAACATTACGACTATGACCAGATTACCATTTTTGATCTGACACTTCCGCAATTTCAAATAGACCGGCCGATCCGGCTGATTGAGCTTTTCGCCGGAATCGGAAGTCAGGCAATGGCACTTCGGGATCTAGGCGCAGATTTTGAGCATTGGCGGGTTGTCGAGTTCGAACCGAACGCCGTAACAAGCTATAACGCAATACACGGGACGCATTTTGAGCCGCAGGACATAACGAAAATAACGGGTGCAGACCTGGGGATCGTTGACACGGAAAAATATTGTTACATCATGACATATTCTTTCCCATGTCAGGATCTTTCTTCCGCAGGGAAACAAAGGGGCATGAAAAAAGGGAGCGGCACACGGTCCGGGTTATTGTGGGAAGTGGAACGGCTTTTGAACGAGGTCGGCAGCTTGCCGCAGGTTCTACTAATGGAGAATGTCACAGAGGTTCACGGGGAAAAGAACGCCGGCCATTTTCAGAGCTGGATTTCTTTTCTTGAATCAAAAGGATATTCAAATTACTGGCAGGACATAAACGCCAGTGATTACGGAGTGGCGCAAAATAGGGATCGTTGCATCATGGTATCTATTTTGGGGCAGTACAATTATAAATTCCCCCCGCCGGATCCAGCTTGAAAAGACAATGGAAGATTATCTGGAACCAAAGGTTGAAAACCGTTATTTTGTCAAGACCGAAAAGGCCGAACGGCTGATTAAACGGCTGATTGATGAAGGGCAGATTGAGCCGGGGATCATCCAGATAGAGGAAACGGAAGGGGGCGCTGATGATGGGTAATCCGGGGATCGTGGTTGTGGGTTCTCTGAATCCAGAAAAGGAAATACAAGACCGGGTTCGTGTGCTTGGCGTGGATGGAATATGTCAGGCATTAAGGGCCACGGATTATAAGGATCCGCCGAAAATACTTGGAACGATTTACACGGATGTTTCCGAAGATTTCCAGCGCGGATTATATCCGATCGCAAGATGCGTCAAGGCATCCGCACACGATTTAGGGATCGTGCAGATGCAGACGGAAAGGAAAGAGGAAGGCGGCGCGGTTTATCTGATGCGGACTTATTTTGTCCGCAGGCTTACGGCCCATGAGTGCTGGCGGCTGATGGATTTTTCAGATTCAGACTATGAAAAGGCCGAAGCGGTCAATTCTCAATCGCAGTTATACAGGGAAGCCGGAAACAGCATTGTGAAAAATGTTCTGATGGCGGTATTCGGACAGATGCTTCCCGGAAAGGAAACGGCATATTGTGAAACTTAAAATAGCCGGAAACTTGCGGGGGTGGGTCAGAACGTGCCATTGTCTACTACAAAGACAGTCTATGTCCGGCACAGACAGCCACACAGTACAAGGATCCTATAAAAGTATTGCTTATGACTGAAAAGGAAATTCTGCAATTAGGGAATATCATGCCGACAACCACGCGCGACAATCCGAACCAGGGGCGCGTATATGACATAAAGGGCATAGCGCCAACTATAACGGATGTGAGCGGTGGGGGCGGCAGACAGCCCATGATTGTGACTGAAAACAAAATCCGGAAGCTGACGCCGCTTGAATGTTGGCGGTTGATGGGCTTTTCTGACGCTGATTTTAAAAAAGCACAGGCCAAAAACTCAAATACACAGCTTTATAAACAAGCTGGAAACAGTATTGTAAAAAATGTACTGGTTGCCGTGTTCGGTCAAATGATACCAGGCAAAGAAAATATTTATAAAAACATCCGCGCGGATGGCGCGGCTAATAGGCCCACACGGGCCGGAAAGGTGGAAACATGAGAAGAAAACCAACGAACCGGACTTCTTACAAAGAGGTCACGGCACTTTATGAGCATTACGGCATCAATGATTATATGCTTCGGTCAATCGAGGACGTGAAAAACATCCACAATTTTGATGTGAGGGAAACAACGGGTTATGAGGATTTGACAGAGGAAAACAAGCATATTTTTGAAGCCTATGTCATTCATCATATGAACAACGTCGGGATGAATACAAAAATTACCATGTGGCCGAAATCGGTTCATTACGTCCGGGAACTGACCTATTGCGGGCCGGAAGAATGGGATCCGGATGAAGAAAGGAATATCCGCTGGGAGATCGGGCGGGAATATATCATCCTGAAAGCGAATGGCCGGACAAAGAAATTTAAGAAATACATGGATGAAGAGAAAACGGATGCAGACATTGACAAGACCACGGAAAAAGAGTTCCTTCGTGTTGATTGGCGGATGCACAAGGGGAATGTCTGGTTCCATGTTTCCAAAGATTTAGAGTATTACTAAAGGGGGCGGCATTATGGCGGCAAAGAAAGCGGAAAGGGCGCAGCATACGCAGGCCGAAAGGCTGAAAACACTGTTAAACAGCATGGGGATCCATTCTGAAAAGGAACTTGACAAGGCGCTGGAAAAGGCCCTGGATGGGCTTACAATCGGCATCATGACCGATCCGGTGATCCGTGTATCTACATAAGGGAAAGGCGCAACGCCAAAGATTGGAGCCTTCGCGTTGCGCCCATAGTCCGGCTTATTGCCTAAACAACAGCCTTTAGTAATTTTAAAGGTTGGAAGCCGAAATGTCAAGATTTGATTATAAAAATGGGCTATATCCGAACGGCGACGGGATCACGCGGGTTTCTGATCCTTTCTGGATGAATACCTGCCAGAAATGTGGTCATAAATACTGGTCAATCCTATGTACGGATAATTGTTCTAATTGCGGGGATCCGGATGTTGTCCGGGAGCTTGGCGGCATCCCATATAAACAAATTATTGCGGAGCGTGGCGAACCGATAAAACATAATTCAGAGTAAATCAGAGTTTATCAGAGTTTGTCATAATTTATCAGAGTATATCAGAGTTTATCAGAATAAATCAGAGTTTCCGCAAGTGTGGAAGGAAGGTGGAACTTTGAACCGGTTAGGTTTTATTGTCCTTTCAATCCTAAAGCAGAACGGCGCAGAAAACAAGCTATCTTCCATGACGCTTCGGGAAATTGCGGCGG